AAAATCCTTTCACAAGTGATCAGAGTTATTGGGAAGATGATGGGTTTAGTTTGACTGGTAATCCCACTGCTGCACCCGATACCATCAACTTTAGTAGCACTACTTTTGGTGCCGCTCAACCAGTCCCCATGGATTATCTTTCCTTAGGTGGCGAAGACTCTGTTTCCTTTAACCTTGATATGTCTACTAGTAATAATCCTAATCGATTTAAGTACAGTGAGGAACGCATTCTCAAAGAACTGACCGATTATATTTCTGCAACATACAATCAGCATTACTCCTCTGGTGATGATGCTGTTCAAACACTTGATCTGATTGAAGCCTGTGGTGATGGTGAGTCCTTCTGCCGCAGCAATATCCTCAAGTATGCCTCTCGATATGATAAGAAAGGCACTGCACGTCGTGACATTATGAAGATTCTGCATTATGCTGTACTTTTGATGCATTTCAACGATAAGAATGCACAACGTGAAACCTACCCTCAGTGATGAAAATCCGCAACCCTATGAAACTTTCTGATAAAACTATTTCTGTCCTGAAGAACTTCTCTTCTATCAACCAATCGATTCTGTTCAAAGAGGGTAGCAAACTCCGCACTATTAGTGTGATGAAGAATATCCTTGCGGAAGCAACTGTCACTGAAGAGTTCATGAAGGACTTTGGGATCTATGATCTCAACCAGTTCCTCAACGGCTTGAGTCTTCACTCTAGTCCTGAACTTGACTTTGCTAATGAAGGATATGTTGTTATCCGTGAAGGTCGATCTCGATCAAAGTATTTCTTTGCTGATCCTAATGTGATCGTCACTCCTCCTGAGAAAGACATCACTCTTCCTTCTGAAGACATTTGCTTTGAAGTTAGCACCGATCAACTAGAGAAACTCCTTAAGGCATCTGCTGTGTATCAACTGCCTGATCTATCTGCTGTTGGTGAATCTGGTGTGATCAAACTGGTTGTTCGCGATAAGAAGAACGATACATCCAACGATTATGCTGTTGTTGTTGGTGAGACTGATAAAGAGTTCTCTTTCAACTTCAAGGTAGAAAACATCAAGGTTCTCCCTGGAACTTATGAGGTGGTTGTGTCACAAAAACTTTTGTCACGATTTACTTCCAAGAATCATGATCTGATCTATTATATTGCTCTAGAGCCTGATTCTACATTCGGATGAATATCTTTGTTACTGACCCTGACCCCTGGAAGTCTGCCAAGGTTCTTCCTGACAAACATATTGTCAAGATGCCTCTAGAGACTTGTCAGATGCTTGCTATTGTATGCTCTGACAAATGGGGTCATGGTTTCGGCACTCTTCCCAAGGCAGATGGTACTCCCTATGCCACTGAGAAGGGTGCTTTTCGTAATCACCCATGCACCATATGGGCAAACTCCTTTGTGAATAACTGGAGATGGCTACTTGCTCATGGACTTTCTCTGTGTAATGAATATGGACTGAGGTATGGTAAACCACATACCTGCTTCAATACACTGATGGCAGCAAATGAAATCCTCCCATGTGCAGATCCACAAGGAAGATCTGGAAAGGGTCCAACTCCTTTTGTCTTTGCTGGGCCTGATGAGTTCAAGTATGATGACACTATTGACATCTACACAAAGTATAAGATGTATATTGCATCTAAACCATGGGTGAAAGATAATTATCTTCGTATGCCTGACCGTAAACCTGACTGGATTTAGTAATGAAACACATCCTATTCACCTTGAAAGGATGTCCTTTTGAACTTCTTGATGATAAAGAGTTTATTCGTATGCTTTTGTATAGAGCAACAAAAGAATGCAATTCTACTCTGCTTAATCTTGCAGTGCATAAGTTTGACCCTCAAGGTGTGACTAGCATCGCCATGCTTGCTGAGTCTCATATCAGTATCCATACTTGGCCTGAGAAGGGAATGGCAGTCTGTGATGTCTTTACCTGTGGGGATACCGCTACACCAGAAGTTGGTGTAGAATATATGAAAGAACAATTGAAGGCAACTGATATTGTGTCTCATGAATTTGTTCGACCTTTGGAATGATTATGCGTAATGAATTTTTGTGGGTAGAAAAATATCGCCCCAAAACTATTGAAGAATGTATTTTACCAAGTAATATTAAGAAGACCTTCCAGGACTTCCTAGATAAAGGTGAAGTACCAAATCTACTCCTTGCTGGACCTGCCGGGTGTGGAAAGACTACTGTAGCTAAAGCACTCTGTAACGAACTTGGAGTAGATGTCTATGTCATCAACGGATCCGATGAGGGACGATTCCTGGATACTGTCCGAAACACTGCGAAAAACTTCGCTTCGACCGTCTCGCTTGCGTCAACTGCAAAACACAAAGTCATCATTATTGATGAAGCAGATAACACAACCAACGATGTACAACTCCTCCTACGGGCGTTTACTGAGGAGTTTAGTGGCAACTGCAGATTCATCTTCACCTGCAACTTCAAAAACAAAATCATCGAGCCCCTCCACAGCAGATGCGCCTGTATTGATTTTTCAACCAATTCCAAAAGCAAACCCCAACTCGCAGCAGCATTCTTCAAGCGCATCCAAGAGATCTTGGCTGCGGAAAGTGTTGAATATGATCAGAAGGTCCTCGTCGAACTAATCAACAAACACTTCCCAGATTGGCGACGTGTATTGAATGAATGCCAACGTTACTCTGCTGGTGGTAAGATTGATGCAGGCATTCTTGCAACCTTTAGTGATGTAAAAGTAAATGACCTGGTTAAGAAACTTAAAGAGAAAGATTTTCCCGAAGTACGTAAATGGGTCGTCAATAACCTGGACAACGATACTAGTGTACTTCTGCGTCGTATTTACGATGCTTGTTATGATTCCATGGTTCCGAATAGTATTCCTGCTGCTGTGCTTACTCTTGCTAAGTATCAGTATCAAATGGCATTTGTTGCGGATCAAGAAATAAATATGCTTGCGTGTCTAACCGAAATTATGGTGGAGTGTGAATTCAAATGATTGATGTAAAACTGTTTCGTATTACTACTGGCGAAGAAGTAGTTGCAGAACTTGTTTCTGAAACTGACGATACTGTGACCGTTCAGAATGGTCTGGTTGTTCTTCCTACAAATACTGGTGTAGGATTTGCACCATGGGCTACTGTGATTGATCAGGAAAATCCAGAGATCACAGTATCTAAACGTCATGTCGTTTATATTGTCCCTGTGCAAGAAGATGTTGCCAAGCGTTATAATGAAATGTTTGGTAGCAAGTTGATTACACCCGATAAGAAAAAACTGATTGTCTAACCATGAAAAACGAAAAGGTAAGAGCACAAGTTAAATCTAGGTGGTATTATATCTTCTGGGGCACTGCTACCGTGTCGGTTGTCTTAGGTCAACTGTATGTTGGCACTGGATACCGATACATGTATCGTGGTATGCAAGAACTGCTTCAAAAGGTTGATGGAGTTCTTCTCCATGCAACACCTGATAATGAACCTAAATTTTATTGATGATTATATCTAATGATGATGCCGTTTGGGCCGCAGACGAATTCATCAAGTATTTCTCTCAGATGGGAAATATTGAGGACTATCTGCGTTTTGTGAAAAAAGAAGTAATCAAGTCCACAAGTTCTCTTGCACCACTTCATGATGAGTTCTTCAACGAAGACATTCATCCGCAAGAGATGGAGTTTGATATCAAGTTTGTTGGTGCTCGCTTTCAGCAGTCAGTACCACAGGAACACTATGGCAATCTATTGAGGGCAGTTTCTTCTCATAATAATGAGAGCAACATCCCTGGCAGAGAATTGCGTTGGATGATCTTTGAGAAGAAGACACAAAGTTGTCTTGGATTTATTCGCTTCGGATCTCCCACTATCAACTCCAAACCTAGAAACTTGTGGTTGGGTCAAGCGCCTAATCTTTCAATCTTCAATCGCCATGCAGCCATGGGATTTGTGATTGTGCCATCTCAACCGTTTGGATACAACTACCTTGGAGGTAAACTCCTTGCGCTGCTGTGCTGCTCTCACTATGCCCGTGAGACGTTGAACGAAGTCTTTGAGAAGGACATCGCCCTGTTTGAAACCACGTCTCTCTACGGGTCCACTACGGATGCCTCACAGTACGATGGCCTCAAACCATTCATGAGATACAAGGGACTGACTGAGAGTAAGTTCCTGCCTCTGCTTCATGATGAGGCATTTCACCGTCTTCATGATCGTTTTACTGTATGGAACAATAACCAACCTTTGACTGACAAGAAAGCATCATCCAAGAAGATGAAGCGTCAGACAAAGATGATTTCTATCACCCGCAATTCTCTGAAGGAATATGGGATGGATGAGAAACTGGAGCAGTTCAATTCAGTGATAGAGACTGCACTGTCTCTCACTCAGAAGAAGAGAACTTACTTCTGCGAATATGGATATTCAAATGTCAAAGAAGTAATTCTTGGTGAGCAGGAAGAATTGGTTCGTGGCCCTAACTGGGACAAGTTCTACCTTGAGAACATTATTGCCTGGTGGAAGAAGAAAGCGACCAAGAGATATGAAAAACTCAAGGCAGAGGGTAGGTTCAGAAACAAAGTAGAACTCTGGACTGATGATGATGACATTCAAATTATTAGATAATGGAACTCAAAGACTGGTTAAATTCAATCAACTTCAACAAGGAGGATCTAAGTGAGGACATTAGCTCTTACCCTCCATATATCATTAATCGTTGTCTGTCTGGGCACCTTGATTGTGTCATGTTTGCTAATGAAATGAATAGGTATAGTTTTCTTGATAAAGATATGCAATATTCATTTTATCTAAATACTTTGAGGAAAAGAAAGAGATTCTCTCCTTGGCTCCGAAAGGATAAAGTCCAAGATTTAGAATGTGTCAAACAATACTATGGCTATAGTAATGAGAAGGCATCCCAAGCTCTGAAAATTCTTACACAAGAACAACTTATTTTTATTAAACAACGACTTGACACTGGAGGAATGAAATGAGTGCTACGGTTGAACCAACGGTACAGTGGTCACAAGATCAAATGGTGCAGGTGCTTCTAAGTGAACCTGATGATTTCTTGAAAGTAAGAGAGACACTGACACGCATCGGAGTTGCATCACGCAAGGAAAAGAAACTCTATCAGTCTTGCCATATCTTGCATAAGCAAGGACTCTATTATATCGTCCACTTCAAAGAGCTCTTTGCACTGGACGGAAAACATGCTAACCTTACTGTTAATGATGTCCAGAGACGCAATCGTATTGCACGTCTTCTCGCTGACTGGGGATTAATCTCCATCGTAAAAGAAGAATCAGTTCTCGACATCGCTCCACTAAATCAAATCAAAGTTCTGGCTTATAAGGATAAGTCGGACTGGATTCTGGAGCAAAAGTATAATATTGGAAAGAAAGGTAAGCAACAAGAAGGTGAATGAAAACTATTGAACGTCATCGTTATAAAGACAAACAGATATTTCAAACCAGAACATTAACCTATAATCCATATCCCATGACTGAGATTGAATCGGTCATGGGATCTATTGCTAGTAACCTAAAACCAGAAATGGTTACTAAAAAATATCGTGAGGAAAATGCAACCAATCCTATGTTTGGTCACTGCTATCATTCCTCACAAGCTCTGTTCTACTTGATGGACACTGATGTCCTTGAGCAGAGAACTGCAATTGATTATCACGATTGCTCACACTGGTGGTTGGTTGACACCACCAC